ACCCAATTTCAATTTCAACATACGGCAACCTTGCACAAATAATCACAACCACGTTGCACGACGCGAACGACGCCAATGCACAAGCTGCGTTTTATTTGTCCCTACGCGCTAACCCGCAGCCAATCTTTAGCGAAATTACGTTTGACCTAACTAATCCTGAATTGGACAATTCTGATCGCGACAACCTTATTGGCATTTTTATGGGCGAAGCGATTGCCCTGAACAATCTGCCGCTGAACATGTCGTCGGGGACGTTCCAGGGCTTCGTCGAGGGCTGGTCATTCCAAGCGTCATACAATCAACTTTCCGTCACTTTGCTACTTTCACCACTTGCCTATTCTTTGCAGGCAATGCGCTGGAATGACGTACCAATAACTGAAACGTGGTCAAGCGTGTCGCCGACACTTACGTGGGAAAATGCGACAATAGTCGCTTAACGAAGGGAATAATATGGCAAATCCAACAACCAATTATGGGTGGGTCATGCCCACTTCAACAGATTTAGTCACGGACTTACCAGCCGATTTTGCGGTTTTTGGTCAAGCCGTTGACACTTCATTGGCAGAACTTAAGGGTGGCACAACAGGTCAGGTGCTTTCAAAGACTTCAAACACTGACATGGACTTTACTTGGATAGCGCAAGACGACATGAGTTTGACTATTAACGCGCAAACAGGAACGTCATACACCGCGGTTTTAGCCGACGGCACAAACAGCCTTGTCACAATGGACAACGCTGCGTCAAATACGTTCAACATTCCAACAGACGCAAGCGTGAACTTTGATATTGGAACAGTTCTAAACATATACATGAAGGGCGCAGGCGTTACAACAATCACTGCCACAACACCAGGCACAACAACAGTTGTTTCAGCGGGTGCAACAATTGGTTCACCAGTTTTGGCACGTTACAAAATCGCAAGCGCAATCAAATTGGCTGCTAATTCATGGACAGTCATTGGTGGCATTGCGTAATGCGTAACCCAATTTTAGGAATTACCGCGCAAGGTGGTTTGCCAAAAACATCAACCGTTGAATACTTGGTTGTTGCTGGCGGTGGTGGCGGTGGTGGTAAGTCAAGCAACCTAGATCGTGCAACAGGCGGCGGTGGTGCAGGTGGATACCGCACCGCGTCAGGTTTCAGCGTTTCGGCTGGTTCACCAATTACGGTGACGGTCGGTGGCGGTGGTAATGGCGGAAGCACTAGCGGAACGCGTGGTGATAGTGGTTCAACGTCTAGTTTTTCTTCAATCAACACAACAGGCGGTGGTGGCGGTGGTGGGTACAACACTGGTGACACTGGTGGTTCAGGTGGTTCAGGCGGTGGTGGTGGCGGTGCAGGTTCACCCGCTGGTGGTTCAGGCAACGCAGGTGGTTATTCACCCGTTGAAGGTTTTGCAGGTTCAGCAGGTCAAGGCAGTGACGGCGCAGGTGCAGGCGGTGGTGCAACTGCAACAGGTGTAAATGGTTCTGGCAACATTGGTGACACTGGCGGCGCAGGTGCAACAACAAGCATTTCAGGCGCAAGTGTTAGCTATGCAGGCGGTGGCGGAGGCGGTGGCGGTACACCAGGTTCAGGCGGTTTAGGTGGTGGCGGTGCAGGCGGTTCAGGCGCAACACGCGCAACTAATGGAACTGCAAACACAGGAGGTGGAGGTGGTGGTGAATACTTTGGAACACCCGTTGCTGGAGCAAATGGAGGTTCAGGCGTAGTCATTATTCGTTACGCAGATACATTTGCTGACGCAACAGCAACAACAGGTTCACCAACTTACACAAATGCTGGCGGGTACAAGATTTACAAATGGACTGGAAGCGGGAGTGTGACTTTCTAATGGCGCATTTCGCACAAATAGATGAAAACAACATTGTGACCCGCGTTCTCGTCGTTGATAATTCTTTAGAAAATGACGGACAGAATTTTCTTGCAAATGTTTTGGGGCTTGGCGGACAGTGGATTCAAACTTCCTACAATTCAACAATTCGTGGGACGTTTGCTTCAGTGGGTTATGAATACAATTTGGAAGAAGACATTTTTATCGCACCACAACCATTCGCTTCATGGATTCGTCTTGGTTCATTTTGGCAACCGCCAATTGAAATGCCGACAGACGGCAAGGATTACAAATGGAACGAGGAAGTGGGTGGTTGGGTTGTTTCCTAACGGTACAAACGCACGGTTGATTGAAGTCGCAGCAGCTGAAATTGGCACAATTGAGGAAGGCGACAACCTCACCAAATACGGCAAATTTACAAAGGCCGACGGACTACCTTGGTGCGGTTCTTTCGTCAATTGGTGTGCAGCACAAGCGGGCGTTAAAATTCATTCAGTTGTGGGCACGGCCGTTGGGGCACACAAGTTTAAAGAAATTAGCCGTTGGTCAAATATGCCACAGTTGGGTTATGTCGCTTTTATGGACTTCCCACATGACGGCGTTGATCGTATAAGCCACGTTGGAATTGTTGTTGGCTTGATTGACGACAAACAATGCGTGACGATTGAAGGCAATACCAGTGGCACAGGCGACCAGCGAAATGGTGGCATGGTCATGGTAAAGGTGCGCAATGTTGGCAAAGAGATTGTTGGGTTTGGGATTCCCAAATTCGTACCTTACAAGGGCGAACACCCAACAGTTGAAATACCAAAATCGGGAGTAAAACCGACAAAGGAGAAAACAAAAAAATGGACAAAGCCAAAGCCTTAATCGCTTCATGGGCACGATCATTCATGGCAGCAGCACTTGCCTTATACATGGCGGGCGTAACTGACCCAAAGACACTTGCAATGGCAGGGGTCGCAGCAATTGCACCAGTTGTCTTGCGCTGGTTAAATCCTGCGGATAAGAGTTTCGGGTTAACGGGGAAGTAACTCGGAAACTCACGGCAGCAGCATTGACTTGGGCACTTGCGTTAATGCTGACTGCTTGTGGGTATCAGGGTTGGACACGTTATGAGTGCCAAGAATATAAAAACTGGGCAAAGCCAAAATGCCAAAAACCACAGTGCGTCCCGACTGGAACGTGTACTGACGACATACTTGGATTCACAACACCACAGACCAGCAAGACGCCGCGCACCTGAGGACGTCCACGCGCAGCTGATTTTGATTATTGGCGCAACCCTTGCAGCGGTATTTTTAATCGTAACGGTTGGCATAACGTACGCGCTCATATTCGTCACCCAGCCAATCGGGGCACAAGCACCCAATGACGCAGCCTTTATTGACCTATTGAAGACCCTAGCCATTTTCTTGACTGGTTCACTGGGCGGTGTGCTGGCTGGCAACGGACTAAAATCCAAAGCCAAGTCAGGTGACACGCCGACAAACACGCAAGGTTCTTGATTTGGCGCGCCTTATGCGTCACCCTTGGTGCAGGTGGTAGTCCTTACCACCAAGAATCGGGAGAATTCAAAATGGTCGTTGATCTATTAGACCCGCAGGTTTTGCGGGCGTTGTTCCTTGTCGGTGTTCTTTGCACCTTAGCCGCTGCACTTGGTTACTCATTTGGGCACAAAGACGGAAGCCGTGAAGGCTATACCCGCGGGCGTGCTATCAGCCGTCATATCTCACAACAGAAAAGGGCGGTCAAATAAATGGGATTTTTAGACAATTATGAGGCAAGCCGTGAACGCCTAGAACGCTGGCTGAAGACTTACCCAACTGGACGCATTGAAACCCGCATTGTTGAATTTAGTGCTGAAAAAGGATATGTCCTTGTTGAAGCAAAGGCGTTTAAAGGAAAGGCGCACAACGACGACTGCTCAATTTGCAAGGACGTTATTGAACAACCAGCGGGCATTGACTACGCCTACGGCTATCAGGGCGCATATCAACAAAACATGAAACGCTGGTTTGTTGAAGACACAGTTACGTCAGCAATTATGAGGGTGCAACAACTGGTCATGGGTGGGGCTGAGAGAAGCACCAAGGAAATCATGGAACAGGTTGAAAAAACGTCAGCAAAGGTCGCAAACACTGACAAGGAATATGACTACTGGACAACTAAATTTGGCGAAGTGCCAAGTTACAAGACCGAAGAAGACATGGAATCAGCTGGTGTTCCAACTTTGGCGTCAGGCGTTGCAGAAATTGCAAAGCAACTGGGCGGTGAACTTGTGCCTGAAGCACCACAATGCCGTCACGGCCACCGCATTTTCCGCAGCGGAAACAGTGCAAAGACCAAAAAGGACTGGGCAAATTATTCATGTGTAGGGCGCAAACCTGATCAGTGCGACCCAATTTGGCTAGTGCTAACTAGCGACGGAACATGGAAGCCACAAGTATGACAAAGCCACGCTTAATCAAAATACTTGTCTGCATTGAGGTTGTCTTGTTTTTGCTACTGATTGGGGTGGCATTTCTATGAGTGATTATTGGGAAGTAATACAAGTCAAAACAATGACTGGCAAACTCATGTGCGAAGGTGAAGTGGTTGCCGAATACAAAGTTGAGCAATGCGACAAGTGTGCAAGCATTGTTAAATTTGACGAATTTGGCTACCAAAAAGGCTACGGCAATGAAAAGATTATTTGGTTTTGTGCGGGTTGCCGTTGAAAATGACCTTGACGCGTCAAGAAGAATTTACATGCCATGACGCAGCAATCCATTTGGCAAAAGCCAACACGGACTATTGGCAAACACGGTCAGGCGGATACTCAACTGAGAAATCGCTTCACGATCTAATTGCACAAGACGCCCAAAGTATCGGCAGTGAATGGGTTGTTGCCAAATATCTCAACGTTGAATTTGACCCGTTTGAGCAAAAGGGCAAAACCAAGGCTGACGTTGGTTCTCACTTTGAAGTGCGTTGGACAAAGTACGTTTCAGGGCAGCTGATAATTCACGAATATGACCGCACTGACGACGTGGCAATCCTTGTCACTGGTGAATCACCGCATTTCTTCATTGCGGGCTGGATTCCCATTGCAATGGCTAAACGGCCAAAGTACCGACACACTAAACAACCGAATTGGTGGGTCACACAAATCAACTTGCAACCTATTGAAAATCTTAGGAGAAGCAACTATGGACACAATTCAATTTGAGTGCAGAAAATGCAAAAAGGTAACAAAACAAGTAATCCACAAGGTAACGGACAATCTTCCCAGTGGTGTGGAAGTGATTCAATGCACCAAGTGCGAAGTCATGGGGGTTGCACAGATAGGAACTTCCAATGCCAATCTATGAATTTAAATGCACGGTGTGCCAAATCAGTGTTGAAGTGGATAAGTCAATCCACGACGAACGCCACCCAATCTGCTGCAATCAAGACATGACCCGCACCTACTCAACTTTTGGCATTTCCTTCAAAGGCACTGGCTGGGGTGGGAAGTGATTGTGGTGCTTATGGGAATTCCTGGGGCTGGCAAATCAACGTGGGTTTTGAAGCATAAAACAGGCTTTGAACACGTCTTCAATACTGAAGCGGTGCGAATCAACCGTGAACTAGACATTGCCATGTTTATGCACATGCAACGCCATAAAGCCGTGGTGGCCGTGGAATCGGGCAAAGACCTAATCGCTGACGGGACGCACACAATCAAAACACACAGACAAGTGTGGCTTAATTTGGCGCAACGATTGGGCATTGAAACCAAATTGGTTGTCTTTGATACAAGATTGGAAACGTGTATTGAAGTGCAAAAACAACGCGAATTCCCAGCACCATTGAAGGTCGTTCGCGATCATCACAAACGCATGCAGTTGGCAAAGTTGCAGGTTAAACGTGAAGGGTGGGATTCAATTGAAGTCATTACACGTTAAAAGTTATCCACAGGCTTTATGCACAGGCGTGCAAAACTTGTGGGACACGCCCAAGGCCATGCGTAAGTTATTCATTTGCTTGACAGTCGCGGTACGCTGGTTTCGCTTGAAGCGAGCCGCTGAGGCGGATTGCTCGCAAGGGCGTAATCGGCTAATGGGCAAGGTCTATGTCATTGCGGCATTGCTTTCAATAACAAGCATTGCAGAATCAGCAGCTGCTAACTATTCAATAGACCATTTAAAGTTATATGCACATTCTAGGATTCTTGATTACAAGGAATTTCAATGCTTCAACAAGATCATTACGAAAGAATCAAGGTGGTCATACACCGCACGCAATGGCAGTCATTACGGCCTAGGGCAAATGAGGTCTAAGTACTATCGTGACCTTGACCCATTCAGACAGATAGACGCAACAATTCGTTATAATCACAAACGTTACTTGACCCAGTGCAATGCTTGGTCATTTCATTTGAAGCATGGGTACTACTAATGGCAAGCGCACTCAAAGACAATGGCAGCACAGGCAAGTGGCGCAAGATAC